CCCTCGAGCTCGGCTGGGCTGACTTCCTTGACGCGCTCGGCGGCCGCCGACCATGAGGCCCCCTGGAATCCACAAACGCACCGGCGTCCCGATGGTGCGGACGTCGTGCATGATCCTCGGCGAGAAGCAGATCGAGACGTTCGAAGCGATGCTCGCCTGCACCGGCCGGAGGGAACACCAACTGGTCGCCGACATCGTCTTGGCTGCGATCCAAAAGGCCGAGAAGGATCCCGATGTGCAGATGGTGGCTGCGTGCCTCCGGGAGAGCCGCGGTCAGGACGCGGTGCGTGCCCCGAGCACTCCGCGCAGCCGCGGAGGCCTGAGCCTCGTCCAGGACGTCTCGTGAAGCGCACACCGTTCAACCGCAGGCCACACACGGGCAGGCAGTCACTGGCTCGTGACGCGGCAAGCGCGAGGGCGTACACATTCCTCCGGGTCGCGGTCCATCAGCGTGAGGGCGGTCTGTGTGTCGCCTGTGGCGTGCATGAGTCCCTAGAGGAAGGTAACTGCCACCACCGGCAACTCGCGCACGACCCACACCCTGACGCGTCAGGACTCGTATCGGTCGAGAGCGTCTACATGGTTCGTTGCATCGGTGACGACTGATGAACGTGTGCCGCGAGTGCGCGGCCCCGATCCTGTGGGCGAAGACCCGCAACGGGGTGGCCATCCCGCTCGACCGCGACCCCTCACCGATCGGCAATATCCTCCTCACTGGCACCCTTGCTGTGAAGGCCCCCGCCCACCAGCTGCCGATCGAAGACCAGGACGCGTACACGTGCCACCTGGACACCTGCACCCGCAAACGCACCCTGACCCTCGTGATCAACGTCACCAACAAACCCCTGTGCGCCACGTGCGGGCTGATCATGGACCCGATCGAGCCCGGGCAGATCCGCCACCCATGCTGCTGACTCGCGGTGTGGCATCACGCACACCACACGCCACAACCACAGACTGAGCCCATGGGGAGGACGCTCGAGCAGGTACAGGCAGACACGGCGCTGACCGCCGCCGTCCAAGCCGCCGCCATCGTCTACGGCTTCGCACCCGACGCCATCGTCACCGACTACATCGTCGTCCTGTCCGCCCAAACCTGGGACACCGCAGGCGACACCACCAGCGACGAAGGGGTGTTACTCCGCGACGGGTACATGCCCGACTACCGAGCCCGTGGCCTAGCCCAGCACGGCATTGAGGCACTGGCTGACCAGGACCTGTTCCCAGCGTTCGCTAACACCGACATCGACGACGAAGAGGACGACTGATGCGACACCTGCTGTGCGTGATCACCCGCCGCCACGACTGGACCCGCCGCCCTTGGCACTTCCCTGTGTGCTCGAGGTGCGGAGTCAGCCTCGACGCCCACGGAACCCTGGTGTCCGTATGACCATGTCCCTGGCCGACGCGCTCGAACAAGCCGACCGCAGACCCGGCACACCCTGCGCCGTGACCGCCTTGATCGACCAGTTGCGCACCACCAACCCGGACCTCGCCGCCGAACTCCTCGCCGCCTCTCGCGGCACCGCGTCCATCGCCCAGCTACACCGGGCCACCGCCTACCTCGCCGAACAAGGCGTGCTGACCGAGGCACTGTCCCAGAACAGCATCGGCCGGCACCGCCGCAAAGAGTGCCGCTGCCCATGAGCACCTTGGCTGACGCGATCGCCGCATCCAACCCCGCCCCGCAGGCAACGCCGCGCAACGCCCAGGTCGTCCACCCCAAAGGCTGGGAGCCCGGCTACCAATGGGACGGCAACACCGGAACCGTCACCACCGGGCCGCTCACCGAACGCCCCACCACCTGGGACGCGTGGCTGATCGACGCCGGGATGAACCCCGCCGACGTGGAAGTCATCGAACCGGTCAACGTCCGCGGCTGGGACGGCCTGCAAGCGGTCATCGACCCCGACACGAAGCTGCGGGTCAGCCAGGTGGTGCGGATGCACTACTACCGGCTCAACGTGCGGCGCCTGACGTCCACGAACACCCCGGATATGAGGCAGTTGTTCCTCAGCGCACGGGCCGCCCGCAAAACCTCCAAAGCGGCCGCGGAACGACCCGAAAAGGTGACATCAGCAACCGTCGTGCTCTGGGCCGACCCGCAAACCGGCAAAGTCGCCTCCCGCGGCGGCACCGCCCAGCTCATCGAACGCCAACAGGGCTACCTCGAAGGCATCGAGGCGTACTCCCGGACGCACCGCAACGACGCCGCATACCTGTTCGACCTCGGTGACCTGGTCGAAGGGTTCGAGAACACTAGCTCGCAGGCGTTCACCAACGACCTGTCCCTGATGGACCAGATCGACGTGGCCACCACCGTCGAGCTCGAAGCCGTCAAGACGTTGGCCCGGACCCACAATTCTGTGGTCATGGCCGGCGTCGGCTCGAACCACTGCCGGTGGCGCGCAGGTAAAGCCGCGTTGGGTCTGCCTGGGGACGACTGGGGGATCTTCGCCCTCAAACAGATCCGCAAGGCCCTGGCGATGAACCCGGACCGGTTCGGCCACGTGTCTGTGATCTGGCCGGACAAGCACGAAGAGACCCTCGCGCTCGACGTCGCCGGCACCATCATCGGCCTGGCTCACGGCCACCAGGCGAACCGCCCCGAGCAGGTCCCGCAGTGGTGGGCCAACCAAACCCACGGCGGCCAAGCCATCGCGCACGCCGACATCCTGCTCACCGGGCACTTCCACTCGCTGCGGATCCAAACGTCGGGAATGAACCCGATCACCGGGAAGTCCAAGTGGTGGTTCCAGGCACCCACCCAGGACAACGGGTCCGACTGGTACCGGCACCGGTCCGGGTCCGACTCCGACCCCGGACTGCTGATCTTCACCGTTGACTCCACCGGTTGGGTCCGCGACTCCCTGGCCCTGCTATGACCCACATCATCACCACCGCGAACAGCGTCTACGAGGTCGACTGGGACCCCGGCCGGATCCGCCGCCTGACCGGAACTGCGGACCCGACGCCGCACCAGGGCGCCGATGGGGAATGGCAGGACGCCACGCTCTCACTGACCCCCGCCAACCAGCTGTGGATCGACTGGGCCGACCGCCCCGGTCAGGCCACCGTGACCAGCCCCATCACCACGATCAATGGAGGCATCACCACGACCACCCTGCTCGGCCTCGCCGGTTACGCAGGGTCCGGCAAGGACACCCTCGCGCAGCTCATGCCCGGCTGGACCCTGGTGGCGTTCGCCGACAAGATCCGCGCCGTCGCCTACGACCTGGACACCACCGTCGCCGAAGCCGTCGACGACACCTCCTGGGACGAAGCGAAACGCACCGTGCCCTACGTGCGCGAGTACCTGCAGTTCATCGGCCAGGTGATCCGCTCCGATCTGGGCCCTGACGCGTGGCTGAACGCGGTCCTTAGCCAACTGCCGGCTGGGCCGGTGGTGATCACCGATGTGCGGATGCCCAACGAGGCCGACGCGATCAAAGCCGCCGGTGGGCGGGTCATCCGGATCATGCGCCCCGGCGTGGGCCCGGCCAACGGTCACATCACCGAGCTGGGGTTGGACGGGTACGACTTCGATGCGTCGTTCGTCAACGACCGCACCCCGGCACGTCTTGCTGTGGACGTGCTGGTCTGGTTGGAGCAGTCGTGAGCGGGCAGTCCGCGGCCCTGGAAGCGGCGATCACCAAGACCCTGCAAGACCACGCCGACGAACCGGCGGAGAAGGGCCTGATCACCGGGTGGGTCCTGGTTGTGGAGTCCGTGGGCACCGACGGGTCGCCTTACGTGCGGATGTACGCGTCGAACCACACCCCGAGGTGGCGTGATCTGGGCTTGTTGCAGTTCGGGGTGGACTGCCTCAAGAACGTGTTGTTCAGCAGAACCTGAAACTGGTTGTGGCGTGTGGCTTACCACACGCGCCAGTTTGTGCCATGATGGCAGTTCAGCCGCACCCAGGAAGTTCAACCGCACCCAGGCATCTGGGACCACCGCCCCACTGTCCGCCCGACAGGTGAGGCCCATGGAAAGGCAGAACACGATGACCGTTTACGC